GCGGCCGCATAATCCCCACTCAAGAAGGCTCCAATAGGAGACAAGTCGATGAGGTCCTGTAAAACCTCTGCGTCTATGGGTTTACCTATCAAAGAGAATGTCGGGTGATCTTTCAATACCCGCCACATAAACTTCTGACAATCAACCAACAACCAGTAAGCCATTTCTGGCCCACACGTCACAGTACGGACTTTGAGCGGCTCAAGTATCTGCACCGGGAGTACTGGGTACCCCGCGGCAAGTTCCTGATCAAGCCCCTCAACAACCTTCTGACGGAACCTCTGGTTCATCCCCTTATAGTGGGTGAATTCCCGGAGGCCTTCTTCCATCTCGGCTGTTATCCGTTCGGCGACCTCCTCGCGCAAACCTCCTGCGACAGTCTTACAAGATAAGAACTGTTTTAGGATTTTGCCCGCGGCGCCGCCGTCTTGTGATGTTGTGAAATAATGTCCTGAAGTTGATGGGAATGGCGCAAGGCCTTCCCTCTCTCTAAAGGTTCTCTTTCCAAAGAGCTCCGTGACGGTGCGGGTAATCTCTCCGAGTACCTCGTCGTCCATCGCCACGTCCTTTTCCACTACAACAGACCGGAGTCGGGAATGGAGTCCCTTCTCACGATCACTCAACGCCTTTCTATGCTTCTTCTTTGCTTCCTCTTTCAAGGCAGGAGAGACGACCGGTGTACCTTTCTTAGCAAGTAAGAAGGTTTGACCGAAGCTCAAAGCTCGCCTCCGCTGGTATCGAGTCCCATCCTTCCACCGAAGGTAGAAGTGACGGAATCGATGCGCGATCTGTTTCCCAACCTTACCTCCAAAGAGGTAACGTGGTACTTTCCACATCGTCGCTTTTCCCAGCAGAGAGATTCGCTCTCGCAAAGAAGCCGAAGGACAAGGGGGAACAATATCCCCTGTCACTATCGAAAGGCTTGCTCCATAGAACCACTTAATAACCTTTTCAAGTGGACACTCCATGTGCAGTTCTTCAAATCTACATACCAAGGCCGTTGTCGAAACCTTGGTACTGCCATTCAAAGACATATTGAGACCACGCAACACACTGATCAAGTGTGCGGCATGGCCCTCGAAGTCGGGGGGGAGTTCATCCCCCCCCGGCTTCGGGGACTCCCTGTACCGGGCACTACACGTGCCCGAACTGGGGAGTTGGGTGGGTTCGCA